AGTTGTGCTGTTCCACTCGATAGAGCTAATCCTGTGAGAGGAGGAACATAGAAAGGGCTAGGCAATTCCGAATTTGGAGCTAGGTCGGTCGATGTTTCTTGCCCTGCGTTCCAATTGAAAACACCGGACGCTATTTCTCTTAATTGTAAATCGACTTTAAGTTCGGGAGCATCGCGGCTATCTTCTAAAATTAATTCCGTTTCAACTACTTCGAAGACCTTCTCATCCCAACCATAACGCGACAATGTTAATTTTACCGTATTAGGTACTTCGAGATTGAAAGCCCTAAGCCCAAATGTGGCGCTCACTACGATTGGTTGCCTGATCCTTTCAAGTTCTATTTTCGCTAGTCGTTGGCACATCGGAGCTGAAAGAGCACAAGGAAATTTTAATTCTTGAAATACTCTTTCTCCGTTATCCTGTGATTGATAGAAACTGTTTGTGACTATCGGGAAATCAGTAACTTGCCACTTATTATCAGGAGAGGTGTAAGTTCCGCGAACCGCATTAAAATTATCTCGTCGACTTACGCGAGTTTTAATTTTTACATCACTTCGGAGATCTGATTCGTCTAATTCGATTGTCGGTGTTTGATATTCAGCAGGCCAAATTTTCCATTTACCTCCAGTATAAGTTATGTATCCCCCGATTGCGGTCGCCATCTTTTCAAGTATGCTACCTTTAGTTTCATCAGTATCGAATGAGAGATCTATAGTATAACGAGCTTCAGTTCCTCCTGCGAGAAGTGCCACTGATTCGTCGCAAGTATCCGCTGCGTCCATCAATCGATCCATGTCGATTCTAGTTGAAGGAACTCCAAGTCCGAATTTTGTATCCATCAAATAGTCGGCAATCACGAGCGCGGCATTATTACTATATACAGTTGTATCGCTGCGAGGGTCGTAAACAAGCTTTCCTTCCACTTCGAAAGATATATCCGGTAATCCGTCAGGGAACGCTTGGTTGTTGAATACTAAAATTATATAAGCGTGCGCCAATCCTCTTTGTCTGTGGTCTTCAGTCCACTTTCCGGGGAATAAAATTGCGCTTTGTGAAACTAAATCACTTTGAGCCGCTTGATCTTCAGCTCCAGAATTGAGAGCCATGAAAACTTTTTCATTGTAAACGGTAGTGGTACTGCCGTCTGGTTTTATTCCACCAGTTGCCCATCTAGGATCAGGGTCATCGCCAAATACAATTTTATCTTCGTTGAGATATAGAGCCGTGATTTGATTAATTTCGTGACACGCAAGCGTTATGACTAAATGAAGTTGTGATTTTGTATCGTAGGCAAAAGTTTGTACTCCGCCGATTCTAGATCTGCCGTAAAGAACTCCCCACGGCGCATCCGATTGCCGAATAGAAACATCTTTTCCTTTTACATCTGGAAGTTTATTTTTGCTTTTCTGCGGATTGATGCTTACTAGATTACGAGGTATGCGTTTCTTTTTCCGCTTGTTTTTGCGAACGCTAGTTATTTTCCTTCCATCGTTAATTAATTTCTTCGAGGTCATTTACGCCTCTTTTTCTTTTCTGGAGTCTTCTTTTTCTTCTTGCTAGATTTTTCAGGAATGCCCCAAAATCCATCCCAATCAGTCATCGCGGTTACGTATTCGAGCCCCTTATCGGTTGGGTAAATTCCTTTTTGACAAACGTCTGTGTATCTTCTTTCTTCCGCCTTTTCCAGTTCTATCAATTCAGTTTCATACGTCAAAGTAACGCTCGCACTATCTGCGCCATCTTCTATCTCAGCACTATCGAACTTTCCTTCAAATGCTAGATAAGGGTCGTCTATTACATCTCCGTTGTCATCAAGGAAAGCCAGCCACAATTTCCCTGGCCTGTTCTGTGAAGCTTCATTTAATACGAGAGAGAGAACCGAAGTCGGGACACCAGCGAGAGAGATATCAATATTCGTCGCTTTAATATCCGAGCTTTCACCAATACCGCCAACTCCTTCAAACCATCCGTTTCCGTACCATGTTTTTGAGTCCCAAGTAATATCACCAAATCCACTCCATAATCTTAGAGTAGAACTTTGAAACTCACCTTCAAAAAAGTAAGCGATATTAACGTGCGAGGACGCAAGCGAAGAAATAAAATTTTCAGTAATATCACGAGTCAAATTGCCTCGACACAATCAAAAGAAATATCATAAGTTTTGGTTTCGTCCGAAGCCCAAAGATTGTTTAAATTACTAGATAAACGAAATATTCCTGCCGGTTCTACTGTGATTATATTTTCATTATCTGAAGGGCTTTCTCGTAATCTAGGCCAAATATCAATCGTAGCATTTCCAGAACCGTCTGAGTCCACATCGTCCGTGCCCATTACGGAATATAGTCTTGAGCCTATTTGAATTTTATCTCCTCTTTTCAATATACCTGTAGTATCTGGGGTCCAACCGTCAGTTATTAAAGAATTACCAGTTTGATTTGCTCCATTCACGAGAGGAGTTCCTGTAGCAACTCCGCGAGGTTCTGGAGCGAGCGGGTCACGTAAATAAAAAGTTCCTTTCGGTCCTTGAAGTGCCATTAAAAAAGCAATCCACTCTTCGGCTGTTTCACGAATCATTGATGGAAGCGTAACTTCGGCACCCCAACTTTGTCCGCTGAAGGATTGAGTTTGAGTGTCAAAAGTAAACGGGCTTCGTGAAACTGAAACAGCATTAACTCCATAGAAAGTAACTCGCCTTGGAGCGATAGAAGTTGGGAAAGATAATGGATAGGTGATGCTCATAATTAAAATGAATCCGAAAAATTTCCACCACGATCACGAGCATCGGCGACGGCTACGAGTGCCGACTCAACTGCTCTTTGCTCGATTTGTGCGAGAGCTCGCATGATATCTTTATCGACTCCGGGAGCTGCGCCTCGTGCGTCGATATTATAAACATTGCTAGGTTTCCCGCTTCCTTGAACATTTACTCCTAATTTCCCGCCGATTCTAGTTAGTGGCATAATAGCTTCTGGCCCTGCTTCGCCCATCAATCCTAATCCCGCTCCGCCGTTTGCAAACATTGTTGGCTTATTTACTATTCCTCCGTTAGCAAACTTTTTTGGAGTGGGAGTTTGGGTAGGTCCTTGCATATCCAAAACTTGCTTCGCGTTCGAATCGAGATTCGCTGTAACGTTGAGCTTTACATTCTTTTCCGAGTTGTCGGGAATCGAAGCCACCGTTTCCATATACTTACTTGCTTCAGCCCTAGCTTCTTCCCATTGCGCCGCGAGTGCCGCGCTATTGCTTTCCATACCAGCGATTACACTCCCGAGTGTTTTAGTTGAAGCATTTTTTATAGAGTCGAGAGTCGTTAAGCCACGAGATTCAAGTGATTTGAAAAAAGCATCTACATAAGCAGGGTCAGCTCCTGCATTTATAAGTGATTGTTTCCACTGCGCGAAACTTTTAACGCCAGCTTCTCCAGCTTCAACGGCAGCATTTTTCACCCCATAAATAGCGTCCATTCCGTCTCCAGCGCTATTTATGATTTGATTAAAACCGCCTAATAAATCTCCGGCAGCAGCCAAACCTTCTCCAAAAAGTTTTGGAATCTGTTGTAAATTTACTTCAACTTCATGCCAACTCATTTGACCGGATTCCCCTAGTTGCTCAAACGAAGCAACCATATCTTCTTGTGATATGCCAAGTTCCTTGATCATCATTCTGGCATTATCGAGGTTCCCTACTAAGTTCTCCTGTAGGATTGCTCCGATTTGCCCACCTACATCTTCAGTAATTCCTAATAAGTTAGTCAGCCCTTTGCCGAGAGTATCGAAGGTTTGCGTATTACCAGCGCCATATTTATTCTTTGCTTCATCTGCCCAGCCTGGTTTATCAAAACGAGTAACATCACCAAACTTGAAGTTACCGTCAAACTTCTGCATCTTGCCTTGAGCATCATAGAAGCTTGCATTCTTTCCTTTGAAAGCATCCTCTAAATATTTTTCCACTGATTTTCTAGCAAGAGTCTCTTTGTTAGTTCCGCCGAAAGTTCCACCGATAAACTTACCGACCACTTTGCCAATTTCGGAACCAATCTTCGCTCCTTCAGAGCCTCCGAAAATAGCACCGATGGTTGCACCGGCCCCTTGAGAAAGTCCTTCGGCTGTACCTCGAGAATTTTTCCCTATTTTGCTTAATGATTCCAATGAATCAGTAACTATACTTGCGTAATCTCCTAAGCCTTCGAATGAAGTGCCTAGTTCACCCATACTTTTCATGAGTCCACTCGAGGTATCTGAACTTCCCCCGAAGCCAAGCGAACTCATAATACTATCCATTATTCCGCCGCCGGAGCCTCCACCGGAACTTCCGCCGAATAGACTGCCTATTGCATCATTTAGTAAATTCCCTATTTCTCCAGCACCACCTTTGCCGGAACCTGTAGCAGCGCCACCGAAAATTCCGCCGAAGAAATCAGCATAATCTCCGCCGACTCCAAAACTCTGCATCATGTCCGAAAGACCGGAAGATAATGAAGAGGCGAGTTCTGAACTTTGAGACTTCATATCTCTCATTTGTCCTGTAGCGCTTGTGAGAGCTTGTTCGAAATTTCGTGAATCCTCGGCTGTATTTTGCATGGACTCGCCAAGAGTCTTAAGCCCATTCATATCACCGGCTTTCATTAAATCGACTACGCTCTGAGTCAGCGGATCTATGTATTTTTTACCGGTCGATAATTCGTATAGATCAGCTTGTGTTTCCTTTAGTCTGATATTTAATTGATCCGAGTTTCTTATCCATTCGTCATAGTCGCCTTTCCCGTCTTTAAGCGAAGAACGAAATTGATCGAGTGCAGTTTTATTACCGCGAAATCCTTCAGCCATCTTATCGAGTCCAGCAAAATCTCCGGCTTTTAATAAACCTGTGATTTGCTGGCGCATCGGGTCAATGCTTTTGGTGACATCGGACATAACACTTTTCAGGTCGATGCCCGTTTGCTTCCATGCTTCGGCGAGTTTTTTGCCTTCCGCGGCTCCGTCTTTACTTGAAGCCTTTAATTGCTGAAGTAGCCCGGCAAAACTTTGTGAAACGCCATCTGTCCCAGTTTTAGCAGAAGTTATCATGTTCGTGCCCATGGTCTGCATCTCTTGCGAGATACCGCTCACCATGTCAGGAACAATCGAGTGACCTATTAAGGTATCGTACATACCCTGAAAAGTCGCTGTTACATCATCAGAGAAACTAGCAATGGAATTTTTCGCGTTTTCAAATCCGCCTGTAAACCATTGCGTAACTCCATTTACTAAATCAGCAACATATTGAAGAACGGTTTCTTTGAGATATTGGAATCTTTGAATCGTATCATCGACCCATGCATTGATTGAGGCCATAGCATCGGTGCTAAAACCTCCAAGCATACCAACCAGGTTGTTAAAGGCATCTATGGTGAGCTGAATTTGTTCGTCCACCATTGGGCCTATTTCATCCCACTTGTACCAAACTATAAATGCCGCTGCGAGTGCTGCGGCTACTAATCCGATTGGAGAAATTAGAAGTGCGAGAGCACCACCGAGAGCCGAAAGAGTTCCTGTCAAAATTGGTCCGATAGCGACAAGTTTTGCAACCCATCCGAACATAAAACTGAAGGCGTAAATTACGGGACCGACAGAGGCTAATATTGCGCCGAATGCTGCTACACCTGCTGTAATATTTGGGCCGAGCAATTTAAATAGCGCTCCTACCTGTTGAAGAAGAGGCTTTAGAGCGTCGAGGGCCACAACTAATCCGTCAAGAAGAGACAGCCCAATAGGAGCGAGAGCGAGGCTTAATTGGTTACGAAACTGAGCGAACTTCTCGCCGAATCCTTCTGTGTCTTTTGCAGCTTTTGAAATTGATTCAGGAGATTTTTCTATCGCTGCAACAAATTCTTCGAGAGACAATTTCCCGCTACGAATAAGGGAGGCGAATTTAGGACCGGCTTTATTCCCGAAGATTTGCATCGCCGCACCAGCCGCTTCGGTATCGCTTGGAATATTTTTAATACCTTCAAATGCAGTCTTGAAGGCTCCTGCCATATCTTTGACGCCAGCCTTAGCGAACTTAGAGACCGCGAAACTGAGCGCTTTTATTGCATCCCCAGAGCTCGCACCCGCTTTACCAAGCTGCCCCAAGAGCGCTGCACTTTCTTTTAGGTTAAGACCCAGAGCTTTGAAAGTTGGTTGATTTGTAGAAATTGCGCTGCTGAGATCTTCAAAACTTACTCCGGTTTTTTGGCTTACCTTAAATAAATAATCGAGGGTCGCGCTCTGGTTTTCGCTGCTAACTTTCCACGAATTCATGACCGCAGTGGTGCCTTTCACCGCGCTGCCTAGATCTGAATTTGTAACCGTCGCTAGCTTACTTACTTGAGTGGTTAGCTCTTCGAGTGGTTGACCAGAAAGCCCAAGACCGGTGCTGAGCTTTGCAACCGCAGAAGCTACTTCCTCGGCACCTTGAGTCGTATTACCAAAAACAGACTCAAAAGAGGCCTGCAATTTATCGAGCTCTGCCCCTGTAGCCCCAGTGCTAGCGCGAATCGTATCAAATGCGTCATCGATGGACTTTGCTGCAACTATTGCAGCTCCACCAATTGCAGTCAGCGGAGCTGTAACTGTCGCACTAAAAAGCTTGCCAGTACGTGCGGCAGTTTTGCCAATGGCTTGAAAGCTCTTGTCGAGCTGGCCCATCTGCACTTGAAATTTCGCGAAGTTTGCGCGAATTTCAAAGAACATAGTTGCCACTTCTTTACCGGCCATGCTTCTCCTTTTTCAGTTTCTCAATTGTAGCATTAGCAGGACGGACAAAGGTATCCCAATAAGCACGAAGGGCTTTGCCGCTTCTCTTTTTCGGTATTCCGTATTTCGGCATGAAGTCCTCCGGTTTAAAAGGCTCCTTCTGTTTTTTAGGGTCACGATTAGTGTTAGCTATCACACTCGCCACTATTCCGAATCCTAAATCAGAAGCTTTTCGACCGGCATCGAATCTTTTGCCAAGAACATGAAACTGCGAAGGTGTTAGTCTCCAAAAATCCTTATTGGATAGCCCGTAGTCGTAAATACCTATCGACCACATTTGGAGCCAATCCAACTCCGCTTCTTCAAGGTCCTTAGCGTCTATTCCTTTTTTTCTCCCGCCTCCGATACTGGGTCGGCTTGCGGCAT